CCATTGTTCCTTTGTAATACCTGCTTCTTCTACACCGGTAAACAGTTGCCAATTTTCTTCCATCCACGGAAAAAATTCATTTTCATATTTCTCTGTAATTTCTTTTTTAATATGTGCAGGTAATACTTTTACATTTAACTGAGGTGGCCAATATGCAAAATGCATGTTTATTCCGCCTGCTCCTAAAGGCCATTTGTTTAATTTTTTAAAGCCTTGTTCTACTTTCCATTTTACAAACTCTGGTATGTAGGCTACATTAAGTGCCATAATAGTAGTTGCTGTTGTAACTTCTACTTGTGGTGCTGTATTATCTAACATATGGAATACACGTTCTTGGTGTTCCCAAGTGCTAGGATAACGTATGTAGTCATTTTGTTCTCCGTACGCATCAATACTGTAATGGAAACGCACACGCTTAAACTGTGCCCATAAATCAAACAAATCATCACGCCATTCTACAGCATTTGAATTATAACGTAGTTCCATATTTTTAGCATGGCCACGTTTAATACATTCTTCAAGCAATTCGTAGTGTTCGTCAATAATTAAACTTTCGCCTCCTGCAAAGTACAACTGATACATATGCGGAATTTGTTCCATTAAGTCTGCCCAGAAACGAGGATTATTTTTATGCCAATTGTAACTTGCTCCGTCATTACGACCTTTGTTTGTCCATTGACTTGTATTAGCAAGTTTTTCGTTTTTCATTTGAGGAGTAATTGCTTTCCAGTCTTTGATCCAACCTGTACTATCATGAGGACTACACATTACACACGCTAATTGGCACTTACTTCCTAATCTAAGGTCTATATAGCGTATCTTAGGCGGAATACTACCATCTACCTTAGTTTCATCTACTAACTGCTGTAGGTCGTATCTACGACCCCAGTATTCTGTTTCCCAGTTGCGTTTACTAAGATGTCCTTGTTCTTCTTCTTTGTAACACTTTAAACAACTAGCAGGCTTTTCTCCGCGCAACATCATTTTACGAACGTTACGCATATAGCCGCTATTCCATGCTTCCTCAAGTGTAGTATGATTGAAGTTTGCCGGAACGCCGTCATCATTTTTTACAATGCCAACTTCTCCGCCACCTATTTTTTTATTTGAATCTGGATCTTGCACACTGCTTGCATTTGATGTACAGCATGTTCTCATTTTGCCGTCTGGGCGACTGCTTAAATGCATCCACGGTAATGCACAAAATGTTTCTGATGGTAATGTTTTATCGCTCATAATGTACTTATTTAAACTGTTCTGCAAAGGGATCGAACTCGGCGCCGCATTTCATACTACATACTTTAAGTTTACCGTCACTGCAACTTTGTTTTGCCCAACTTTCTTGTATACGATCAAATATTCCTGTATTAAAAACTTTGCCTAACCCGTTACGAGCATCTAAACCTTCTTTATCAATAAAGTCCCATATCTGTTCTACTTTAGGATCTTTGTGCCACCATTTGTACATGCGTCCAGCAGTCCAACAACACGGCATTGCTAATCCTTCTGCTGTGATAAACAAACTGTTTTCTTTTTTAACTTTACAAATGATAGGAGCCGCATCATAATATGCGTCCATACTACCGTATTTCTTGAGGATAGTTTCTTGCTTGGTAAGGGCTTTGTTTTGGTACTTTGCGTCTGGCTTTTTAATCTCGGCTGTATCTTTGCCTTTGCGGTCTTTGGCCTGATGCTTTTCTTTTTTGTTTGTGTTTGCATCTACAAATCTTCCGGTTTTCTTTTTCATAAATTTTTCACAGCCCCATGCATTTGCAAGTGCTTCTGCTTCATCTACTTGATGCTGGTTATGCTCAAATATTAAATAATCCCAACGAGCTCTACCTCCTGCATTTATAAATGCTTGCATGTTGCGTTCTACGTTGTCCCAAACAACACCTTGACGATAGATATGGTTAGTATCGCGTAGACCATCAACGCTAAAAATAACAGCCCCCATGCGACCAAAAGTTGTCGCCAAATCTTTCCACCATTCTTCATTCTTTGCGCCTCCATTTGTATTCATGCTTAACCACATGTTGGGATTATGTTGTCTAAAGTATTTGAATATTTCTAGTGTGTCTCGAGCAACAATAGGATCACCTAAGTTGCCACACATATACATTGTATCTAATTGTTTAATAAAATCTATAGAAAATATATCCTTACAATCTTTAATAGACAATTCGTCTAAATTAATGTGAGGATTAATTCCTTCGCCGTTCATATTACGATCGCACATAGGACAACTTGCTTGACAGTTTTGTGTTACTTCAAGATGAATTGTTTTTATATCTTCAAGTGCGTACATCTTCTCTCCACTTAGGTATTCTTATGTCAGGTAAGCATGTACAGTAATTAGTGTTACAAACTACAGGATCATTAGGAATATGGTAACTTTCATCATATATATTTCCTATATTCATAGATTTTGCAGTACTACACTGTGCAAGACTTATATCTCCGTTGTGCCAAATAACAACTCGAGTTTTACCTAATGCACATTTCCAACCTTTAAAGTTGTGTTTGTTTTGTGATACTAATTCAAGTCCATATGAATAATGCTTCTTCTTACCATCAACAATTAAGTGTGTCGGAATGCCTTGTGCAATGTTAATTTTAGAAGTATGATGTTTAAATGTTTTTATAAATTGTTTTTGCTCGTCGGTATATTCTTGTGCTAATCCGTCTAGTCCTCTAATAGGTTTTACAAATATACTACACTCTAATTCTTTAAATTTATCTGCATAGTCTTGAATAAGATGAAAGTTTTTTTGATCAGCTAACAGCAACAAGGTTAAATTAGTTCGCTTGTGTAATAGTTTACCGACATTAAAAATATGTTCTAAACTTGCAAATTCTAAATGTGTACTAATTGCAACCCTTGCAAGATTATCATAATTATCTAATAGTTTACTCCACCACTTTAGCGTTCTAGATCCGTTAGTTGTCAACTGTGTATAATAATTTTTGTCTAGTTCATTTAAAAATGGAATTAGTTTGGGCCATACAGTAGGTTCACCTCCGGTAAGGTTTAGTAACTTTGGGCCGGGCTGTACTTCTTTATGTAGATAGTCAAAAAAGTCTAAAGCCTTGTAGTAATCAGGCTGTCCTGAACTTCCACCGTATAGATCCTCCTGGCAGTAACTACAAGAATAATTACAAACATTACTTACTACCCATTCAATATTCATTCCATTAGGATTATCAGGAAATATACTTTTCATTCAGAAACTAACTTTACTTCTTTGCCGGGGCCTGTACGACTGGGCAAGTCGCCATATTGTTCTACATACCAATCTATTACAGCCTTATACCAATTTTCGCTATTGTGATGTGCTTGTTTATTAAACTGATGTATGTTATTGTTTGTTGCTTGCATTGTACTCAAGGCTCTGGCGCTTTCCTTTTGTAGTTGTCGTAGGGTCAAATTACTTGTATCCAATTCTCATAAACCTTGTATAATTGGGTAACTTTAATTCATTGTCATATAATATTTCTGTGAGAGGTGATTGACTTGCAAAATGATCTAAATCATTTACACAATTAACATGTTCGTCAACTTCAAAGAAATTATTATTTTGTAATATAACTAGCTTGCCATCTGGTATTAGATCATACCATTCTGCAAAGTCTTCAATGTGTTCACAACTTGTGTTTATAACTGTATTAGGTTTATCTGTAATTGGATAACTCATTCTATTGTTTGCATTACTCCAATACTGCCACGTATGCTCGTTATAGTCAATATCCATTATATCTTGTGTAATACTTTTAAATCGCCACTCATCCACAAACCACGGCTTGTTAAATGTTTCGGCAATGTCTACACAAGACTCATCAATGTCGAAAGATCTAACTTTATCTACTTTAATGTTACTTTCAAATAACATTGTAGCAAGTGTAGCATACCATCCTGCACACAAAAATACTGTGCCTAAATCTATATTAAGATTACTAAGTTCTTTTACTAACCATATTTTGCTTTCTAGCTGTCCTCTACTAAAACAATCAGCATTAAAACTGTCATCATCTTTGTATTTTCGTAGGCCTTCGATAAGTTGGCTTTTATTTTGATCTTGAATTAACCTAAATATAGCAAATTTATCATCATTTAAAATTGCCTTTCTTAAATCGGTAAAAAAAGTATTAGTTGGATACAATAGTTCCATCCTATCTAATATTTCATGTATCTGCATTAAATTGCTCCTTTAACCACTCAAAGTCGTTTATTAACCGAAGGTCAGCCCCGCTAGAAAGGCCAAACTCCATACCAGCGGCAGCGCCTGCCAAAGCATATTTGCCAAATGGTCTATCGTGTCCCACGGTTGTCCAAGTTTTAAGTCTTTCATTTGTTTCCTCCTCGTTTTGTCTATCTATTATTTTACTTGCAAGTTTAGTACATTCTCTAAATGCACTACGCCATGTACTAAATTCATCTACATTAAATGCAGTAATATTACTAACTTCTTCCATAAGCACAAATTTATCACTAATACTAGTTGTCATGTCTGGTTTACTAGTGTCCATTTTAATAGTTGCATTTCTTGGAAATAGTTTTACACCGCCATAACCGTATATTAATCCATTTACTGGGTTTTGGCTTCTCCACACATGTACTGCATCTCTATCTATACGGTTAGGTACATAAGAAAAATCAAAGGTATCTACAACATGTGCATCAGCATCAACTATCCACACCATTGGAGTAAATGCAGTTTTTGCAGCTTCGATATGGGCTTGATGTATTCCTTTTACGCCATGAGTACGTTTTGCATAGGAAAATTTATCTTTTAATGTTCTCCAATTTTTATCTGCTTCAACTTCGTTGTAACTTATAAATGCTATATCATACATCAGGTGTATACGCCTTTTGTAGCATTTTTAATTCTGGAACAACATCATAAAACTGTTCTTTTCTTACACTATCTACTTTTGCCGTCATTGTTACAAACCGTTGTGCAGCTTTAGGATTATGATCTTTTGATAGCTCAGATAGTATCTGAGTAAAATGCTCTCTAATATCTGTATTATGTTTTTTATTAAAACTGCCTATAAATTTTATAAGACGTTTTCTAGTCTTGTTTTTAAATTTATCTGGTAGTATAGTAATATTATAGTGTAATGGCATTTCTATTAAATTAAGGAAAAAGTTTTGGTAATGTCTTTCACTGTTAACAACACCAATGTCTACTAAATGATTTATAATTTCAGGAAGTCTAAATACGTTCCAAGCACCTACAGTTATACCAGGTTTAATTAATGTATTATCTAAAGTAGTCAATCTTTTTAAGTTAGCCTCAACTTTGTTCCACACAGTTCCAGAACGTATAAGCTCTGCTCTAGGACCTATTTCATCAATGCTCGGCCAAATTTCTAACTTGTCAGCATTCCATTTCTTCCAATAATCAAATACATCTTTATTTTTGTATGTAAATGTGGTGCAATTTGTATTATATGATATCTTTACATCATGTCTATTATTTTTATCTAACAACTCAAGTATTTGCCAATGCTCGGCCATCATTAACGGCTCACCTCCAGCAAAATAAATTTTTTCAACAACACTAATTTGTTCGGTTAAAAAATCAAAATTGTTTGTATCATCGACAGAATCTATATTCCATACTTTGTCTTGATCTGAAATTAGTCCTAATTTTTTTGCGTCTGGTACCCAAGCACTGCTGTACCTTGGTCCACAACTTCTACATTTAAGATTACACAAGTTGCTAAATCTAAAATCCCAGTAAAGTAAATTCATTTCTGAAACATGACCAGTTTCATCAGTAATTTCAGAAATTCTTTCAAGTACTTTAGGAAATGCTCTATTATGATGTATACGTCCGCTTAGTCCTGTTACACTCTCTTTATTGAAACAAGTGCTACATATTTTAGGCTGTTCTCCATTAATCATTTGTAAACGAAGTGATTTCATATTGTCACTGTTCCAAATTTCTTCGATAGAGTCTGTAGACAAATCTCCTGCAAAATAATTATGTGTAGAGGTCAAACAACAAGGAACTACTTTTCCATTAGGTTCAAAATTTAAATGCATCCACGGTATTGCACATATTGTATTGTTTTTCATTCTGGATCAATCACAAACTGTTGTTGCGGGCTACGACTAGGGTTTTGATAAACTGTCTTTAAAAATTTGCTTTGTTGTGCATCCAAAGGTGTTACAGCAATAGGAATATCTATCTCTTGTTTTAATTTAACTCCGTAGTCTTCACATGCTTCTAGTAAATCGCTTTCGTCTTGTACTTTGTCTTTCCACAAGCTGTTTAGATATTCAAAGTCACGAACATTTACATAATCCCAATCAGTACACATTGTTTTGTAAAGCCCTTCTCTAGCACCGTATATGGCCCACAATCCGTTATCGACATCTGCTCCGGCCATTAGCCATATCCAAAGTCTATGTAAGTTTTTCCAATGTCCTTTCAAAAAATCTTCTTTGGTTGGCTTTATTCCCTGATCTAACGCCATTTTTACACCTTCTCTAAAACCTGCTCTCCAGGCTTGGTGCGGGGTAGCATTATTGTAAACATAACTGTAACAACTATTTTGTTGAATATATTTTAAGTCCCAACAGAAGTCAACTTGAGCTTGTTTGTTATTAGGATCTGCATTTTCATGTGTACGCATATTCAATACATATTCTTTTGGCCAGCATTTTAATCCGCCATTGCCGTACATTAGTCCATTAATAACATTCTTTCCGCACCAACTAATAACACTATTTTCTAAATCTGTGTGTGCATCAAAATTAATTTCTTGTTGTAAGAATGCCGGATCAATTTGATTATCACCATCTACTGTTATAAACCTATCAGTTTCGCTTTGTAATGCACAAACTTTATGTGCTGCATCCGAACCTTCCACACCGTGTACACGTTTTGCCCACGGCACTTTACTACATAAATCTGCGTAGTTCTTTTCAGCGTTAGGTTCATCATAGGACAGGTAGATAATATCGTAATCAATAATTTTCAATTTTCTCTCCGTATACATGTTCTATATGACTATTTGATGTCAGAATAGAAACATTTTTATTTTTTACATTAGTACTTATTTTAATTTGTTTTGTACCTGCAAGTTCTTTTAGATTAATACTAAAGGTATCATATAAAATAAATCGGTTGTTGCAGTCTACAATATAATATTCTTTTAAATAATCATTGCCAGCTAATAGTTCTTCACAGGTTGATTTATTCATAAAATTATTTACGATCAGACTTGAATTAGATTTAATAATTTGAATACAATTATCTTGATGTGCTGTAGTTTTCTTTATGATTCCTGCGTAGTGCTTATCCTCTACTTCTCCCTGGTATTGTTGTGGCACAAGATCGTATTTGCCTTTTGTT